AAGAAGACGGCAAAGCCGTGGCTATCAGAATGGAGCAAGAACCGGGTTCCTCGGGTAAAGCACTGATTGACCAATATGCAAGATATGTTGTGCCAGGTTGGGATCTGGAGGGGATTCGTTCATCGGGCGACAAAGAAACAAGAGCAAGACCTTTTTCCGCTGCGGTTGCTAACGGCAATGTTCGTCTTGTTAGAGGCAAATGGATTACTGACTGGCTTGACGAAATATCTTCGTTCCCCGAGGCTTGTACCCATGATGACCAAGTTGACTCTGCGGTCGGCGCATTTACTTTTTTAACTGGCTTAGGGTTGCCTCAGAGGAAAAGAGCGACTATCATCGTGTAGGTAAACCTATACCACTATTGCCGAGAGGATTAAACCAATGAATAAAGCGTATAAATCCCCAACCAAAACGCAGTTAAAAACTGCCACTAATCAAAGCAAAGATGTAATTGCTGAATGGGTGAAGAAGTCAAGAAAAAATCTTGAACTAAGCCAAGAGGGTTTAGCAGAAATTGCAGGCATTGATCGCAAGACTATTAATCGAATTGAGAACGGTCACTTTTCTCCAAGTATTGAAACTTTGGTCAGAATTTCTGTTTCGCTTAACTCCAAAATTCCTTCACTTGTATGAGCGAATTCCCTTTTAAAAATGTTGACAGGCTTAAGCCTTTCCTTGAATTCCGTAAAGCGTTAATGGCGGTAGAAGAGAGCGCTTTACAAAATTTAGAAACAGATGACGAGCAACTGTGGTATGACACTCTTGTCTTGCTTCACTCAATCAAAGGTGATGTTGCTTCTATGTTCACGCAATATTCAAACTTGTTTGCAAACAAAATTGAGACCGATGAAGCAACAGCATCTAATGGTCAAAAGATTGAGAAGAAATCGGCGTTTGATCGCAAGGGATGGAAGCACGAGGATCTTGCTTCTGAGGTTTTGCGAAGGCTCAATGATTTATCTGTTGATATGGATACGGGTGAGGTAGTTATGACAGCCAATGAGGTTGCTATGAAACTTCTTGACTATGTACAACCCTCTTACTGGCGTATAAAAGAATTGTCAAAATTGGGCATCAACGCAGATCAATACTGCGAAGTGGGCGAACTTAAAACAAGCATCATCGTAAGAAAGGAACAATAATGAATAACATTTATTCACAACTCACAGAATCTTTTCCACCCGAAATGGAAAAACGCCTTAACAAGGGCGGCGCAAACTTGGTCTATGTGCCAATTAGTGAAGTTATTAACCGTATGAATAAAGTTCTCGGCGTGGAAAATTGGTCGTTCACTGTCAAGAATTGGCAACAACTTGGAACATCAATCGTTGCTCAAGTTTCTGTCGTCGCAACAATTGAAGGCAATACCGTTACTCGTGATGGTGTTGGTGGACAGAAAATTAAGATGTCCAAAAATGGTGACCCTGTTGATATTGGGGACGAAGTTAAAGGTGCGGTTTCGGACGCCTTAAAAAAAGCGGCTCAAACTCTTGGTATTTGCTTGTATCTTGCTCGCTCAGAAGAGGCAATCGAAATAGAGCAAGCAATGGAAGCCACTGCGGTTGTGTCTTTGGCACCCGTTGTCTCCCCCAAATATGCGCAGTTCAAAACATTACTTGAAGCCAAAGATGAAAATAAAGCAAAGATTAAGAGTTTTTGGTCCAACTATGGCAGAGGTCGCCCTGTCCCTAAACCATCAGAGTTCACCGAAGAAGAACTTGATGTGCTTATCACAGAACTAATTTCCTATCAGTTTGAAGGATCGGTTGTCGTAGAAACGCCAACACCCAAAAAAACCAAATCTCCCGAGATGCCACCTCTTAAAGATATTGACTAATGTGCTCAATGCTCCTGAATATCTCTCACCAAGTTCAATAAGCACATTTCAGCAATGTCCGTATAGGTATAAACTTTCTCGGATTGACGGGCTTAAAGAACCTGCAACAGAGCATACATTGCTCGGCAATTATGTTCATTCTATTTTGGAAGAGTTCTACCGTCTTGATGCGTCGCAGCGAACGGTCTTAGGTGCTCGGACTTTATTTCGTTCCATTTGGGATAACTATTCTGAAGAAGTTATCAATATTTATCGTGGTAACAAAACCCGTATCAATGAGTTTAGGTTAAGGGCGCGTTACTGCATAGAAAACCTTATGGCGATGGAACCATCTGACGCAATTGAGTTTGACGGCATCGAGACAGAACTAAATCACTCCGTGCTTGGCGTTCAAATCAAAGGTTTTATTGACAGATGGGTAGTCAAAGAAGGAAAAATAAATATTGGGGATTACAAAACAGGCAAAGTTCCTCAGTTGCGATTCCGAGATGACAAGTTTGACCAACTACTTATTTATGCGGTTATCTTGTCTGAAATTGAAGAGAAGGAGATTGGCACCTTAGAGTTGCTCTACATCAAAGACGGGGTTAAACTAACCAAGGATCCAACCCAAGAAGATATAAATAGAATAAAAACAATGTTAGTGGAAATAAGAAGTGCCATAGACGAACGATGCCAAACGGAAGTTTTTGAAACCAAAGTTGGTGTATTGTGCGGATGGTGTCACTTTAAACCTATATGTCCTGCATGGAGTAAAAAGAAATGAACGATGAAGCATTCTCGCGACTTGTCGCCGAAGAAGTAAAAAATAAAGCAACCGCAGCCCAAAAAAAATATTTGGCGATGCCAGAAAACCTTGAAAGATGGCGACGCGCACTTCAGTATCTTTCCTCAAATCTTGAGGATCAGATCAAGGATATTGACCGCCAAGAAAAAATTCGTTCGGATCAGTATCAAGGTCTAGGGGATGAGGGAGATCTCTTACTCGCCGAAACATCAGCAAACTCTGCTATTCGAAGAACAAAGATTGATCGGTTTAGATTTTTTGTCACGGCAAAACTTGATGAAGTGACAAGAATGGCTAAATTATCGTTAGGTGAAAATTTGTCTGAGGGCTTTTATCAAAAGTGCATCAAAAAATGGTGGTCTCTAATGGAGGAGTTTGAGATGGAGCCAACCAAAATTGATCTTGCGCTTCATGCTTCCCTTGATGGAAAATGGGAATTTGAAGACATAAACAAAGAAGATAATTTTTCAGATTTTCAAGATTAAAAGTTACCGCAATGACAAGACAGCGACTTTTTCTTGATACATCCTGCGTGGATGCGGCAAGAGAAAGATTGCGTCATGTCTACGACACTTTTGACACCGTTTGTTATCAATTCTCTGGAGGCAAAGATAGCACGGCAATTATCTATCTTGCAAAAGAGATTCACGAGGAAAGAAATCTTGGTAAAGTAAAAGTTATTTTTCGTGACGAAGAAATGGTTAGTCCGTCAGTAATTGCCTTTGTTGAAAAAGTCCGGCAGTATGACTGGGTTGACATGGAGTGGTATTGCCTTCCATCGGGTCAAGAAATTTGGGTTTTAGGTAGACGAGAGTATGTTTTGTTGTGGTCACCTCAAAGAAAAGCAGAAGGTCGCCTAGTTAGAGAGATGCCCGAGTGGGCTATTAGGGCAGAACATTTTGGTTTAGATCCGTCTAAGCCTTGTCCGAATCTTGTTGATTATTACACCATGCAAGGCAAAAAAGGTAGAACTGCTTTCGTTATGGGTGTCAGAGCAAACGAGTCAATGGTCAGGTATCGGTCGTGTGTTCAAAAACTTCACGAAAATTATATTGTTTCCCCATTCTTGCTACAAAAATCCATTCCATTAAAATTTGCAAAAGTTATTTACGATTGGACAACCGAAGATGTTCTTAAATTTATTATTGACGAACACAAAGCCGAGTATTGCGAATATTATGATTTGGCCGAATTAACTGGTAGCAACAGTCGTGTAGGGATTCCTTTGCATTCCGTCGCTATTCGCAGGATTGGAGATGTCGTTGCTACTGAACCTAAGTTCTACGATCAACTTGTCCGCTGTTTCCCCCAGATAGATGCACAACGCAGATATTGGGCTGACTTTGATATTGAATCATTGATTTTAAATTATGCATCAAAAAGTTGGGAAGGGGTTTCGGAGTGTATTGACGATCACATGCTCACACCGGGTATGCGTTTAGACGCATTAAAATTTGCTTCTGCTTTCCGAAAAAAACGGGCGGTTGACCCATATGGTTTCCCTCTTGAGTACCTTGTTAGAACCCTGCTTTTGAATGAGTTCCATCAATCAACACCAACCCCTGTCGGTCCAAAAACTAGAGCACACACGATGAGGCTGAAGGCTATTGAGGCAGGGGATGATTACTAAATGTTTCCAAACAAAACAAAATGAAAGTGACGGTCGGCTGTGGAAATATCTCTTGTAGACAATAGGCAACTTAAAATTGCCAAATGGGGGGTAAACAGTATTCTGCGTCCTGAAAAGATGCTGCTCAAAACATCAATGATTGACTACGGATGGATACAGCCAATAGTTGTAAAGAAATCTGATAATACAATTATTGATGGTTATCAAAGATATTTAATTTCCGTTGATGAAGAAAAATTCATCAAAAAGTACGGGCGTTTAGTCCCTGTGATTTACAAAGATGTGGATGAAGTTGAGGCAATGATCATGCACATTAGACTAAATCGTGCTCGTGGCATCATCAACGCTTACGCTTTAAGTAGGGCAGTTAAGAGATTGATTGCCTCGGGTAAGTATGAAGAAAACGATTTGTCTAACTTGTTTTTAATGCATGATGATGAAATTGATTTACTCATGTCTGATGGTCTTCTTAAGAAGAAAAACTGGCAGAAATATGAATATTCACGGGCTTGGGTTCCAATAGAGGTAGCCAAACCAGTTGTTGAACAACCCTTGGACATTGAAAGACCACCCAACAAAGACCGTTAAATATTGTCAATAGTTCATATGTGGTAAAATTCGGGTAGTCCTTTTAGGGAGTACTGATGCCACGACCAAGATCAACGGAAGATGTTGAATTCCGAACAGATGTAGATACTGCAGGCGATGTTGTCCGTCGCGCCCGTTTTGTTCGTCGCCCTCGTGTTGTAGGTGGTCGTCGGGTTCCTGGTAATGCAAGATATTACCGTCGTCGCCAAGCAGAGTTGAACGCAGCAAGACGGCAACGCCGTGGCGCTGTTGCTGGTGCCCGTAATGCTGCTCGTCGTGGTCGTGCCGCCGAAAGAACGGCAAGGGGAGCAGGTCGCGCAGGTCGCAACGCAGGCAATCCAAGAAATGTAACCCCAAGAAGCACACAAGGTTCTCGTCGTCGTGGTGGTGTACGAGGTGCGTTAGCCCGTGTTGCTAGAGGTGTTGCTGACAGGCTCGAAAGACGCCGCACTCGTCGTCGCTGATAATCGGAGGTAACCGATGGCTTTAGTGACGGTATCTGAACTAAAGACTTATATGGATATAAGTTTCTCTAATAGGCAAGAAGACGCCGCCCAATTTGTTATTGATGGTCTTCAAAGCGAGTTAGAAACATATCTGCGTAGACCCATTGAGGTTGCGTCATTCGTTGAAACATACGTTCTTGATTCTGACCATGTTGGTTTACCAATGGGTTCAAGTCTTTTCAACGATGTTTACAATTCCACCGATGTTGATCCTGTCGGGATTATTACCTACGGCACACCCCCTCCAACAATTTATTTAAAGAACTCCCCTGTTGTTTCTGTTCAAAGCGTTACCGTCAAAAATCTTTCAGAAGTTCAGCAAACTTTGGGTGAAGCGTTAAAGAGGCAAGCAACAATCAGTTCAGCAACGGTGTCAGGTTCTAATGTTACTTACACTGCTTCTGGTCACGGTATGACTATTGGTCAAACCGTGTCTATTACGGGGATGTCTAGTAGTGCATTGAATTTGACTTCAAAGATTATTACTTCTGTTGCCACTAATACATTTACTGTTTCACAGAGTGGTCTCACGGCAGGTACCTACGCTCAAGCAGGTACCGCAAACGCATACGGCTACGACTATACGGTTCGTACATATGGTATTGACTATTACCGTGGATACGCCAACGACAATGTGACCGTGACCTACACGGCTGGTTTAGCGGGTG